TTTGCTTCGGGCAACTCTTGACGATTCGCCTTCTTGATGCAATGTACACCGTACATCACCGCAATGGTGATTGGTGTCAGGATGATTGGGTAGATGATGTCTAATGCCATAATTCAAACTAACAACTTTTATTTCACAATTAAAAAATAATTTTACAATTGACTTTGTGAATGGACAAATTATTTAGTGATTGACAAAAATAGTTCTCCAGCGTAGGTCAATTTCTCATCAATTATCTCTTGAGAGTCCTCATCCAAAGTGATAAGTGTTCCAGTTACCTTCTTGCCATCGGGCATTCGTGGATCGTAGGAAACAAAAATCCCCTCTTCCAATCCGGTTGCAATCATCCCCATCTGCATTTGCCAATAATACTCCGTCCGTTTGGACTTGAGTTGGTCGTTGTTGGTGATGAAGAAGTTTTGAAGGTGGTTGCCTGAATTGAAAGGACATTTGATTTCAATGAGCTTGTCACCGAGTGCATCAGGAGAGTACCCACCCCAAAGACCATAGGTGATGAAGGTGTAGGATTCCGCTCCGTAGTAGGTATAGAAATCATCCGATTGTTGCTGGAAGTAGTGGAACGCTTCTTTCTCGTGTTCCTTGCCCCAATCCAATGCACGACCATAAATCTCCGTGCGGTTACCTGTGAGATACTCCGCAGCCTTTTCAAAGACAAATGACTTTGCCGTCTCGGAAAGGAACTCCGATTTTGATTTCGGAGTCCCCATCAGTTTGTGAATTTCGGAAGCGGTGAAGCGTGACCTTCTCAAATCTTGCCAATCCTCTTCGTTCAAATTAGGGTGAATTGTTGGAAGTTGATGTTTCATTTCTCGCCAATTAAAAGTTTTTGGTTTACTGGAGAGACATCATACTTGGTCAAGATGTCAGCCATTAGTCCACCTGTCTTCAGATGCTCCATTGCTTTTGCCCAATTCGGATGCTTGGGAGTGAGTTCGTCTTTCTTGGGTGCAGATGTTCTGCCCATTGCCTTCTCACCGTCATCGTCATCGTCAATGTTCAAGTTCAAGATTGAACCGAGTGCATAACGCCTTGCGTAAGTAATTGCTGAACCCATCGCTTGTGGATCGTTCTGCTTAACTACCGGCATCACATAGGATGACTCCATCCACTCACCTGATTCGGAGTGAACGATGATTGTTGTGAGTGCATCGCCATCAGGAAACTGACTCACCGCCAAACCACATTCGCTCAATGGCTTTTGGATGGTTGACAGGATGTTTGCCAATGATGCATACTTTGACTTGAAGAAAGGATTGTTGGATTCCTTTGCTACCTTGCTCACCGATGCTTGGAATTTTACCAACGCACCAGCGATGTTCTTAATTGATTCGCTTTTATTCATAGGAAATTTGTTTTGTGTCCGAGCATAAATAACACCGTGAACTTGTCGGGTTCAAGATAGAAGAACCGCTCCGATTCAATGCCGACTAAATTGGTCTCAACGCATCCACCGAAATAGACATCACGCTTTATCATATAGGGTTCAAGTTCATCAAAATGGTTGTTGAGTAAATAGTCATCCACTTGCTTGTCGGTATAGACATACCTATCCCCATTGATGGTTAAAATCCATCCGTTGACGGTTGCCTCAATCATTGTTCACCTCCTCCGTAGGTTTCGTTGTAGTAATCATCAAAATCTACCCAAGCACGAACAATGTTACCACCTCTCGCATCTAAGTTATCCATAGCCTTATCCCAAGTTGTAGCGTGTTGTTCTTTCTCCATTTCTTTGGCTTGTAGACTTAAATCGTGAATTTTATTGATTTGTTCAATGGATAATTTATCTAAAATAGCATCGCCAATTATGTCAAATACCTTATCAAGATAAAACTCCACTGCCGTCTGTTGTTTATTGTTTGTCATCTTCTTTAATCTTAAAAAGTTTCTCATCAATGCATTCTCTTTGATACTCAAGATGTAGTATTTCTGAATGTTGTTTGATTACCAAGTAAGCATGGTCTAGTAATTCGCTTTCTTGCTCTGTTCTACTTCCTGTTTTTACGATGCATAGTGCGTCAATAATTGAGAGTTGTTTATTGTTGCTCATTGTTCACCTCCTTCAATGCAATCTCAATAACTGACTTTGCCTTTGGAGAAACGATGTTTCCCTCAATTAAATACTTTCTAACCGTTGGGAGAGATACCCCAGCTTTTCTTGCAACGGACTGGATGAGTCCTTGTCTGCGTTTCATTTTAATCTCTTCAATTGCTTTCGTGTAATCCATAACGAGAGCAAAAGTAAATTAAAATTATTAAATGTGCAAGTATTTTTTTCTTTTTGTGAATTAACTTTTCACTTCCACGGCAAATATCAGGTCACCAAGACGAGCATTCAACTCGTTTACTAACTCCATTTGTAGTGATTCGGTGAACGCATCCGACAAGAAGTGGGTTGCCTTCGTACCTCTGCGGTGAATCTTCCTTGCAATAGCCTTTGCAAGTGACTCATAAGACATATCAGGGTTGGTTGGCTTGATTCCTTTGTAAGCGATCCATTCTTGAATTGATTGCCATAGATACGGAGTGCCTTCGGTGTGACCATTCCTTGTTGGCTTCCTTCCGTATTCCACAAACTCCCAATAATCTTCAGCCATCAAAATTGTGTTGATGGATGTCGGTGTTTTGATAATCTCTCCCGGTACAAAGGATTGTTTCAAAGCGGATGATGCATTGATTTTCTTCTCATCCATTGACCGAGCGATTTCGGGATATACCTTTTGATTCCACCAATTCTCAATGATTTGATGCAACAGGTCATCATTCCCACCTTGACCAAGAAATGTGTCAAGTGAATCACCCAATTTGCTGATGTCTATTTCAGCCATCCTACAAGCATTAAAATGGTTAGACCTATAGATATGTTCTTGAACACCGACAAAGTGCGTGAGATGGCTTTATTTTCGCTCACAAGGGCATCATTCTTCTCACGGAGATATGCGTTGTTGATTCTCACCTTTACAATGATGGAATCTTGCTCGGCAATTATTATGGAATCCGATGTCACAATCTTGCGAAGAACCGTGACTTGTTCTCTTGCGATTGCTCCCTTGACCAAATAGTGGTTGGCTTGTTTGATGGTATTGGTATCAATCAGCACTTGTGCATGAATTTTTCCAAAAAAGATGAAGAAAATTAACCCATAGGTTGATATTTTAATCATTGCTTTCATCCTATAAGGTAGCATTCTTCTTGGATTGTTTTTCTTTTTCGGCAATGAGCTTGTCAAGATACCACTTCGCTTTGTACAAGTCCTCAAGTCCGTTCTTGTCTTCGCACCTCCACAGGTACTTAATCACATTTGCGGTGCAGACGGCAATGATTCCTTTTTTATTCACGGTTGCGGAAGCGATTGCGTCAATTGCTTCAATCAGTCCTTGCTTGTAGTGGGTTGGGTTAATTGCATCCATTTTCTCACAAAGGTATAGTAACTCTCTTCAATCACAATGATGTGTCCTCCGGTCATATACAACTGCGTATTTTCAAAGATGGCAGATGCAGCGACAATGTGTTGCTCATTTACAAATCCATCTTCCAAGATTTGCACAATTTCAGGCTCAATCCCAACGGATTCAAGCCACGAGTCGTTGCGTTGCTCCATTATGATTTGCACTTTCATCATAATGTTTTGTGAGTATAGGCGTTTATTTTGCGATTTGTCTTCTCATCTCGGAAGGGTTTCATAATTAACCAGCGACCTCCGATTGGTTTTGGACTTGCACCTCTTTCAATGTGAAAACCCTTTGAGCCGTCACCATATTCTTCTTTGTATGCTGAAGTTCTAATCATCAAGATATCTCTCAACATCACCGTGTCTTTATTTGTCAACTCCTCAACCGTGTAGGTCAACTCGTAATCCTCGTGAACATGACCCATCCAAATCGCATCCGCTCCCTCTACATTCACGCTCATTCGGTTGTGCTGGATAGTGCCACGAGTAACCGCACCACCACCACCAAATCCGTGCATATACTTAATTTTAAATGACTGCGTACTAGATCCGTCCGTAAACTGATAGCGAATCCATCCACCATATCCACCAACTTGGATTGCACTACCTGTCTTGTAGTTGAGCAAAGTGACAAAGCGTTCAATGATGTCCGTTTCTTGTCTCTTGAGAATGGCGGTCTCGTGGTTTCCGTAGCCGACTAACTTGATGAGATGGGCGTAAGGTGCAAACCAATCAACTGCGGTGTTGATGATGGCATCAAAGTAGTTTGCGTGATTGTGTTCAGGGCGAATGTCGCTCTTTGATTTGCGTGGATCGTACGCTCCTTGCATCAAACAAAACAAGTCCCCATTGATAAGGATGTCGTGATTTCCTTTGACTGCTTGGTCAAGGTGTTTCTTGAGTAAATCCCTATCACACTTGGGATTGTCCCAATGTAAGTCCGAGATGAGCAGAACTTTCGTCTCCTCCCAGTTCTTCTCAAGTTTCAATACATTGTTTTTTTTCATAGGGTATCCAAGTGGATGTGTAGTCCTATCGCCTTTTTCAACCCCTCTGCTGAAGGTTTGAAGGTGTCAAGGTAGATTGTATCAAATGATTTGATTCGTTTGAATAGCGTGTCTCTAACAAGTTTCTCTCTCTCCACGATTCTCTCGTGCATCTCTACATTTATTGGTCGTTCAATGCGAATCTGCTTCTCCAAATTGAAGAAAGCATAAACCACACTACACAGGAACAACGCAAGTATTAAATAGATAAGGAGTGTTGACTTGGAAGTTGATTGCATATCCTGAAAGAATGTCGGTTTTGGCATCGTAGAAAGGTGAAGCGTTTGATGTTACCACCAATTCAAAGTCCTCATCATCTTGGGTGTTGTTGTCAATCAAAGCAAATATGTCTGCAACGATTTGTGCGGTGTCCGATAGAACCTCAATGACATTTGATTCGCTCTCAAAGACACGATCCATCACCAACAATGCGAAATTGTAGGTCATTAGATTTCCAGTTGTAGAAAGATTAAAACCATCAGGATACAACCAAACGAGCGGATAATATTCAATGTTTTCAACGGTCAAATTTGATTGTTGACCAACACCAAACTTTCCGACCATCTTATGGCTTTCGGCTGCCGTTTGAATTTTTGCTATGATTTGGTTTAGTGTCATTTTTCAAGAATTTGAGAAGCTTTGCTTCGTTGTTTTTCTGCCACTTATTTGTCCTCGTTGGGGAAGTCATAGTTCCAAAAGCAATCTTGTGAAGTTGGAAGATAAATGCCACCCACAAAAGCGGTGTTCTTTGGTCGGATGGTGTCAATGGTATTGCCGGGATTCAAGAATAAAGGATAGTCATTTGTGTTGGTACGCAAGTAATCACGCAAACGATTGGCATAATACTCCGCTTTGTCACGATATCTGCCCTCAATCATTGTCATCTCCTCAACGGATACTGCACGAGCGTTGTCACTCTCCCTTGATGCAACCGATTTATTCATCAGTTTGAAGGTCATTGGAAGCATTGCTTCGGTCAAAGTATAATACTTCAAGCAAGGTGCGATGTATGAATCCAAAAGAGTGATGTTGAGTTGTGTCAATGTATTTGCATACGCTTGTGTCTGCAACTGGTTGTAAATACCCGAACCAATCACATCCCGAATGTAAATCTCTTGAGCTTCTTTGATTGCTGACTTGAGCAATTTATCGTCAACATTCTCATTCAAAGGGGTGTTGTCCTTCAAATAGGTTGTGCTTATGAAATATACAAAGTTGGTCATCGTTTAATTCTCCTCAATAATTTTTGAACCCAAATGTGTCTGCATTGTGGTGTGTTGACATCAAGTGTTGGATTGTGATACCAACCACCTCTGCGTTTCCACACATCATATCCCAACTCTGCTGACATCATATTGATGTCCTCACGAGAATATACACGCCCACTATTTACAACATCGGTGCAGAACTTCCGAG